GTCTTTAAGATACACCATTAGTTTTTCTAATACGTGTATTGGTACTTCTTGTTTGTCAACGTCCTTAAGAATATTTTTCCAAGTTGTCTTTGGATTAAGCGTCAGCTTTTTCGACTTTGGTTTTTTTGGTTTTTCTTGTGCCATTTTCTTTTTTAGTACCAGTTAGTGCAGTTGCTTCTTTCTGCAAACGATCTGCTTCGGCTAGTAAAGCCTTGGCATCTGCCGTCATTTTTTGAGCCTGTGCTAATCTTTGTTGAGCTAGCTGTTCATCTGTTAACACTTCAGTCAAATCAACCGGTGTGTTTGGTACTACTGCAGGTTGGCTGCGACTTTCGCGAGGCACTCGAACTTCACCTGGAGTACGACCTTCTTGAACTCTACGTTTGCCAGTCATCCCGGCAGCATTGTCCAAATCGGCCATTTCTTTAACGGCTTCTTCGCCCGCAGACATCTTGTCAAGGATGCTGTTAAGTTCGTCTAATCTAACAGTACTCTTTACATTTGGTGTAACGATAACTTGGTTAGTTGGGACTTTCTTAATCATTTGTTCTTTGTGTAGAGTTTCCAATGCGTTGTTGCCATCGCTTAGTGTGACTCTGAACAAATAATCACTGAACTCTTTGGCTTGTTGGCCGCTTTCAGATTCCAAAGCAGTCATGATATCATCATGGATATGACGTGGAAGTGTGTCAGGATAAATGACCAAGCACATATGTGGTTCGCCTGGAACGGTTCTGAATAATAGAATACATTTTTTGTTGTTGTGTTTACCTACGTGTTTGATCATGATATTATCCTTGAATTGCTTATTGTGGTGCTACTGTGCTATCTGCTACAGGTGCTGCATCTACAGGAACATCCGAGGTAGTTTCTGGTGCAGTTTCTTCAGTTGCTTCTTGTGTAGCTTCAGGAGCTCCAACTGCGCCGACGCTTACTAAGAAGTTAAAAATTCTTTCATAAGAACCGCCAATGCTAGAAAAATCGCCTGGTTGATATGCACCACGTTGAGAAGCCAATTGAATTGCTTGAAGTGCTACTACCATATCATTGATAGGTAATTGAATTTGGGTTTGTGCAGGTGCAGCTTCTGCTGTATCTGGTGTTGTTTGGATATCGTCTGACATTATATATACTCCATTAATTAATGTACAAATATTTACTCTATTTTGTCAGGTACGAAATTTTTTATTCCCACTTGTTGATTTGGTCTAATAATAAACTAAAATAAGACGCTTCACTGTGAACTTCAAAGGCCGCACACTTGTGCATTTCTGCTGTTTTACCGGAAGAATTATAAATGTCACCTAACCAAAATCGACCTTCTAAGTTTTCGTATATCCAGTCTTTGATATGTTTTTCTGTAGTGCTGATATTAAACGGTACTTGAGAAAAATGGGGAGGGAGATGGTCGACCTCCCTTAACCCAAACACATTTAACGGATTGATTTCTCCGTGTTTAAGCATTATGCTTTGGCCTTTTCTTTTGCTTGTTCATAAATTGCCCAAACACCAAATGGTGGCTCAGCTCGCTCGTTGCCTTTGATAACAAATACTGTGTCACAGTAGTCTGGGTCACCCCACGAACCAAATGGGCATCCGTCTGTAAACATAATAAACTTCTTAGGCTCAATTTGATTTTCTTTCATATAAACCCAATTGACTTCAAAGTCTGTACCGCCCCCACCTTGGGGTTCGTAAGTCAAAATGTCCGTTAGCGTATCGCTAGTATATGTTTTATGATTGTATACACTTGTGTCGAAACTCCACACTTGTATTTTATACTCATCATATGCTTCCATAATACCTTTGATCTCAGTCATAAATGCTTTGATATCGTCCTCGCCGATACTGCCCGAAGTATCAATAGCAATACACACATCAATTTGTGTACCGGGTTTCATACCAGGCATAATAGCATCCATATGCCAACTGCGACGATTGGGACGCATCCAGCTGAAGTCATCTTTAACTGTACTTTGAATCTGTTGCTCTAACAGTTCACGCCAGTCGACAACAGGAGCAGTTAGATCCTTAATAAGGCGTTTTACACCTGACGGCAAGTTACTTGCCCCTGTAGCCTGTGCGGCTTGTAATACTGCTTCACGAATCTCGTCTCTGACGGCCTGGCGGTCTGCAGCACTCAAACGTGGACGATCGTTACCATCACCGTCACCCTCACCTTCGCCTTCTCCATCATCACCGTCCATATGTTCGTCTAGCAATTGGTCCATTAGTGCGCCGATGTCGATTTTTTCTGCCTTGTCGTATAAGTCATCATAGACTTCTTCAGCACTCCAACCTTTGTATTTTGGATCATACAAGCAAGGAGTAATTTTGTCGCCAATTCTTTGTTCAAGCAAATCTGCATTAACACAATAGTCTGCGGCACAATTAAACAATCGACGATCTCTGTGATCACCGTTACGGCCCATATGATCATAAACATTGTGCAACACTTCGTGACCAAATAAGAATTCTACTTCTTTAGGTTTGAGACCATTGATAAATTCTGTATTGTAATAAAACTTGCGACCGTCGGTAGCAGCAGTATCACACCAAGCGTCTGCATTAATCAATTCCAAACGAGTTGCCAAGTTACCAAAGAATGGTGCTCTGAGCAAAAGTCCAATTCGAGCAGTAACCAATTTTTCACGAATCAAACGATCCAATGCGGGATCTGTAGTTTCTTTGATACGGGATTTTTTAGTTTTTTCGTTACTGGTTGTTTGAGTTGCCATAATTTCTGCTCCTTAAAATACAATTATAACAGGGAATTGAATTACCATCAACCCCATTTTAGTGTAAAAAGCGACACTTCTGCTTCTGTAGCCAAATATAATCTTGGGAAAGTGCCTACAATGCGCTCATCTGTGATCCATCCCCATCGAGGAGCAACACCGTGTACCACTCGATAATTAGTGGCCCAATTTCTTTCACAACCTGGTCCAAATGTTTCTTGACACCAGTTTCTCCAATTTATGAATTCTTGTATTCGAATTTCACGGGCACTTAAAGTAGGAGAGGAATTAACATAGTGTGAAAACCACGTTTTTCCGGAATGCCTGCCATCTAATTTATTTAATTGCATAATAAAATCGAGGACTTACGAGAGAGAAAGGAGGAGGAAAACTCTCTGCCCCAATAACTTTTACTTTTGGCTTGCCGCCACAATGTACTTACCGAAACGCTTGTGGAACTCATCAAAGTGTTTGAGCTTACCAGGGATAAACGGTAGTGCATAAGTAGTCAATGCAACACGAGCGCCCATAACAGTAAGTTCTGTGGTGAAATTATCCATCATAAACTTAAAGAAGTTATCGGCCATTTCGTGCCATTCTGTAGTTGGCTTGCCGCCATTCTTACCAGCTTCATCCTTAAGCTCATAACACATACTAATAACCAAAGAATACATAGCACTAACTTCTTTGATTTTAAGCTCGTGTACTTTACCTTTAAGGATTTCACTGGGCTTGGGCAATTGTCCAGCAATCTTGCGGTGTGCCATAAACTTAACTGCAACACCTTCACCAACTGCACCTGCTACCAAGTCAGTTAACTCACTGTCAGTACAGTCGTCATCTGCCAACAACTCACTAACAAAAGTCCACGAACGTGGTGTAGCAAAACTACGACTTGAGCTACGGGGATCAAAGTCATATAAGTCTTGTTTGGCAAAACCTACATAGCCCACAACATCTTTGTGAATTTGATTCAACACAGCCCATTGTTCCCAGGCAGCGTGATCTGGACGCATTTCCAAGTGAACAAAACGATTAGCCAACGGAGCAGGCATACGATAAGTAACACCTTTATCCGACTCTCTATTACCAGCGGCAATAACTACCACATTGTCAGGCAGGTGATACTTACCAATTCTACGATTCAAAATCAACTGATATGCAGCTGCTTGAATGCTGGGTGCCGCAGAGTTCATTTCATCTAAGAAAAGTACCACGACAGGATATTTGCTGGCAAATTCTGCATCGGGCAAATCAATGGGAGCCGCCCAATCCATAAGACCTAGGTCTTTGTTAAAATATGGAATACCGCGCAGATCTGTGGGCTCCATTTGTGCAAGACGAAGGTCAATCATTGCACCTTTCATTTCTGCAGCAATACTTGCCACAACTTCTGATTTACCAATGCCGGGAGGACCCCAAAGAAACACTGGACGTTGTTTTTGGAAACATTTAATAATAGCACGACGACCTGTTTCTGAGGTCACTGTGCGGTGTTCGCTGATACTATCTTTAGCCATAACTTTCTCCTTTTTGTTGCGTTAAAAATGTATTATACAATACTCTTGAATTATTGTCTGTTGTATTTGTGCAACAGATTAAAAAATTCCTGGATTTTTCTTATGAAATTCGTAAAAAATCGGAGCATAATCTGTATAACTACAGTAGGCCCACTCGTCTTTGCGATTCCAAGAAAAGAATAGTCTTTCACCGTTGTTTTTTAGCAACTGCATCAAATGCTCGCGATTATTTTTTGTAACCCGAGATTTGGCACTACTTTCTCGGGTGTAGACCGATATAGTTTTACCAGTTTTGACTTTGTATACTACAAACACGATGCTTCCTTAAACTACTTCTACCATATTGGCAGGAACCTTATACAATCCTTTCGGAGTACGAATAGTGATATATTTGATAGCAATTTTTTCAACTCGGCCAGTGTGTGTGCCAAGTTTAGTGGATCTGAATACAACAGTATTTCCGATACTTAATGAGCGTTTGGTTCTAGTTGCAATTTGAGCACGGGCAAATTTAATTGCTAAAATGATAGATTCTAAATCTTCATTGGTTAGATTGCCGCTCATAATCTCACGATTGACTGCTTTAATATCCATTTACCACTCCTTTGTTGCTATGTATGTATTATAGCAAAGTTTGGTATTTCGGTCAATAACCCGATAAAAAGAACGGGTTTAGCGGCATCAAATAAAAGTAATACTTTAGTACTACTTTTCTAATTCCAAGTTTTCCAAATAGGTTTTCAAATCTCCACTGTGAAGTGCTAGCATAGTGGCTTCGGATTCTTCGAATACTACAATTTTGGTATTCTTAAAAAGATAGTAAACGCTTTGAAAGTATCTTTCTAATTGCAGTAAGTTACGATTGGTCAAAGGTTCTTCCAATTCGAATGTGTAACTTTGTAACTTGACATCTTTGGTAACAAATCTATAGCCCTCCAAGGTCAGTCTGAGACTAGAATCTTCGGTAGGGTTAAACCAAATACGATACTTTAATGTAAGTTGATCAGCAGCTGGCACATTGGCAGTTACTGCAAATATTTTTGTTAATTGACTTTGACTATAAGTCTTAGGGGAAGATTTTGTCACCACTTTTAAGTAGAACCACAGAAAATGATTCTGTTTTGAATAACGCATTTAACTTTTTAGCCAAATTAATTGCGTGCCCGGGATTACTAAAACTAGTCTTTTTATATTTAGGTCCGGGGTAATTGACCAACATATTGTGACTCTTCAAGTTGATAGGTTGGTCTTCATAAAACACAGCCCAAATCCCTTCGCTACTCAAGATCTGCTCACTCTTGTAGTTTATTTTATTGACGTGTTCTGCTAACACTTTAGGTTTAGGTCTGCTCATAATGTTTCTTCGATATATTATTTATCATTAAAAGTGCGTAGATTATTTATAACTACCACCGTCCATTACTACACTAATTACTTCTTCTGTAGTAGTAGTTTTCCGGCTTAAATTTGCACAATAATTCAATAAATCGTATATTTCAGCCTGCAAACTGCGTGCTTCTGTAGCCGATAGTACCAAGTTCTTATTGTTGCTTTGATTCATTAATTTAACTTTATCGTTAAACATTTTCAAATGCATATTGGAGAAATTACTTTCCATAATAGTTACCCAACATAGTTAAGCCATCCAGTTATGATATATTTTGTTTCAGTAAGCGATACTTGGCCTCTATGGGTATGTGTCCAATCTGCTGGCCACAATATAGTAGATCCTTTTTTTGCTGGAGTTACTAAATTTTGATGATAAAACTCAGTACCGCCCCCGTCATACACATCATTCAAATATGTCATAAAAACAATATGTCTGGTAGTAGCAGGCATTTTGGAATTGCTGCGTTCAGTGTGCCATTCATAAAATGCTTGCCCTGGCAAATATCGCTGGACTACAATTTCTTCTATTAATCGCCACGGAGCATATTCATTACTATAAGGAAATTTTTCTACGTATTTTTCAATAATGGGTTGTAATTCGTTGCAGTATTTTGTATATAAATCTTGATTATGACTAAGCAAACAATCGGTCGAATCTTTTATTTTTTTGTTTACATTAGTGAACTCGCCGGCTGCTGATATTAATCCGTCATACTGATACTGAGTATTTTCTTCAAAATACTCGATAATATCATCACACAAAGTTATATCCTTTATGTATGATTGCAGTATAAAATTACTTTCCATCTAATTCTCTGAGCATTTCTTGTGCTTGAGCCATTGACTTAAACGGACCTTTGAACGGATAACGATTTAAGGTAATGTACTTAGGGCAATTACTTTTAACCCATCCGTTGTTAAACTTAATTAAGTAATAGCCTGCACAGTAATAACTTTTGCTTTTACTGGTTTTAGTATAGATAGGGAAATGATGTCGTACATCCCATAAAATATTCCACGGTTTCTGTTTAACTGGAAATCCGTGTACAGTATGGTTTTTTTGTTCCACTCGCTCTTTTTTAACAACGGTATTGTCGAACACAATATTATGTTCTTTTGATAGCAGTTTGATACTAGGATACTTTTTTCTGTCTGAAGTATCGACGTAAACAAACGTACCATCTTCAACCGCTTGGATAGTGGCAATCTTCTCGCCTTGATTTTCAACAATCCAAAACTTATTTTTAACTACATTTTTAGCTAATAATTGACTCATTTGTTTCCTGTATATGATTTCTAAGCAAAAAATTGACGAACTCATTAAGAGTAATATCCTGCTCGTGCGCTAACTTCATTAGCTTAAATTGCGTTTCTTCGTCTAATTCCAATAGCACTTCTATTCTGGTATCCTGATCCATATTATTCTTCTTCCTTGAAGTCTACAACATTACCTTCATCGTCTGCACAAATGATACGAACTGTATCACCTGCTTCGTTTTTAATTGCAATCGGTCCCCAAATCCACCATTGTGTATCGCCTTGACTCCAACTGTCTTCTTCGCGTTCTTCTAACTCGTATGCACTATGCTCGTCGAGAAATTCTTCTAGCTCAGCTTCTTCGTCTTCGTCTAGATTAGCCATAGCCACATCATACCAGCAGCCGCCATCAAACAATTCGACTAGCTCTACATATTCAATATTGTTAACTTCGCAGTCCAGCATATCAATGCTATCCCGTTTACCATCACCACCCGTAACTTCTACAAACTTGAATTCAGGCAGATTGTCATCTGTGGTTTCCACGATCCACTCACCATATCGATAACCATTTCTAATAGTTACAATACCGTCACCTTCTCGTTGATGGTATGTTTCGACTTCTTCGCAAGATTTCTTGTAATATGTACTAACGTTCCAGGTAGCCATGATTAATCCCTTTCCATTTCTGCAGCTTCTTTGATTAGTTCGAATAGTTGTTCAACTGATTGAACCATAATCTTGGCATTTTTCCAATCTTCGTCTTTGCGTCCACTGATTTCCAACATAAAGCCATTGTCATACATATTGATAGTATATGAGTCGCTGACTTTGTCTAATTTGTCACTGATTTTATTAACTGATGTTTTCTTTGTTGCCATTTTCATTCTCCTTGATTTTTTAATGACATAATTTGCGTAGTTCTACTTTCTTGTATCACTGAGGATAACTTTTTGATAGAAAACTACTATAACTTGATGCTTGTTCACTTAGCCGCACCAAATCATATTTGCCGCACAATTTTAAGAAATGTGCACCCACCATTGGAATATTTTTACTAACACTACCTGCCGCAATAGTTTCTGCAATTACAGCCTTGACATCATCTGGTTGTGCAGTTAAGTCTACTAGTACACGATTGCGTTCGTAATCATCCAATACACGATGTTCTTCGCCATTGTGGTCGGTCCAACGTTGCAACATTAGATTGTTCCACGCAAATCCTTTGCGGTCTTTGTCTGCATACGCTTCTTGTAGACCCACTTTATTCTTAGAACCTTTAGTACGCACACCTGGATATGCACTAAAGATATTGTCAGTGGGATCGCCACGCATACACTTTTCAAATAAGATCCATTTAGGTTCAGGAATGCGTTTAGGCTCTTTGGTCTTTTTATCAATTACCAACTTGCCTTTTTTATCAAAGATACCTTCGATGGTATGTAGCTCGTCACTGATACCATTGTACTGATTTACATTAGGACCCAGTAACTGATAAAAATCTGTATCACTGCTTACGATGGTGTGGTGATCCTCAGGGTGACTTTGGATCCATCCTGCCACCAAGTCATCTGCTTCCAGTCTTTCGTGCCTGAGAACAGTACAATTTGTTTTGGTTGAGATAAAGTCTTTGAGATCGTCAAAAGTTTCCCAAAAGAGCTTGTCTTCTTCTTGCTCGGCTTCTGTTTGAGCGGCACGGGCAACTGCTCGGTTTTTCTTGTAGGGTTCATAATAGTCCTTGCGCCACGAACGGCCTTCTAAACAGAACACCACGTGATCAGCATTTTGGTCTCTAAATGCTTTGTTGACACTACTGAGTGTAACGTGTATGGCAAAACCCAAACGGTCCCACGCATCACTTTGTCTGCTGGCGCCGTGACGTGCACGGAAGAATGTATTTGCGGTATCAACGATTAAGTATTTCATATCATTATAATAGCATATAATAGATTTATGGTCAACCGTCGGTTAACCAAAAGTTTAAGAAACTTCTGAGTAACCGTTGCCCAAATCTTTGCGTTGAACGCCATTTGGGGGTCTTGGGTTGTTGGCATCATACTGCTCAAATGTTTCCAAAACGACATTTCTGCAGACATCCTGAAACCATTGGTCAACAATTTGGCTGTCGTCCCGTCCTTTGTAACCAGCACGAATCAATTTAGCCACAAAGAATTCATTCCAATCTAATTCGAATGCACCATTACCAATGTTTTCAGGGTCTAGTTCAACTTGAACAACACTGACCCAAGGTTCACCACGCTCAGTAGCCAACTCTTTTTCTGTTTTCTTTTTGGGCCTGGGCTCTTTTGGTTTAACAACTTTGGGTGTTTCTACCTTAGGTGGCTCTGGTTTTTTTATAAATTTATCAAATATTCCCATTATTATCTTCCTTGACTTCTATCCACGTGTGATCACCTAACCATTTAACTGCTTTGAGATATTCCCATTCTGGTGCTGGACCAGTTGACCAATCGTTTGGTCCAGTACTTAATAGTATTGTTTGTTGTTTTTTGTGATCGTATACGATCCAATATGTTTGTCCGTGTGCTAGTTGATATTCATATTTAGCTGAATGAACTAGGTCGGTTAAATCCAATCGTTCTTTTATTTCTGCAGCCTGTCGTTGCAATACTGCTACCAGTTCCATAATACGATTATACTCTTGCTCTGCGTGCATACGTGCCACATTGAGCATTATATCTTTTTGCTTGGTTACCGGCACAAGATCAAACTTAACACCGCCGGCTTCAGTGCCGTAAGTGCTGATATTGCGATTAAAAAAAGCAACAAGGGTGTTGCCTGTAGTTATATCGTAACTTTCTCTACCCTTGCTTACATTACTCATATTATCTTTTTAGTAACCACATCATATGTTCTTTAGCATCGTGCCACCTATATTCCCATATAGGTGATCCGGGACCAGTCCAAGCAGCACTACCAACAAATCCTTTTTTAAGCCAAATACGCTTTCGACTTAAATCGCAACGTTGCGGTGTTAGTGCAAAACGTTCTTCCCATTCAGCTCTACGATAAAAAGCATCGTCTTCGTCAATCCACTGATTCTGGTATCCTACACCCATCATCAGGTGCCCCACTCGTTCTTAAACAATGGCACTTGCAATCTATCACTGTAACGCCATCCACGCTTCATAGCGGCCAGTGCTACATTCTTTGCGTTTAATGTATAAACACTTTCCACACCACCAACAGGCATTAGATAAATGTGTCCCTTAAATCCTGCTGAACGAAATGCTCCTACTGCACATTCTGCGTCAGCGATATCTTGTTCAGTTGCAACCACTAATTTAAGGTAAGCAGTACCAACTTGTTCATATTCACATACAACTTCGGGCTTAATAGCATCCTCCCACGATTCTCCACTGGCAGGAAGTTTGGCACTTACACTGAATGTGATTTCTCTATCCCAGTTGGCAATAGTCCAGTCATCCAAGTAATGTTTGAATTCTGGGGTTAACTTTTGAGTGCCATTGGTTTCAAATGTAATCTCTTTGAGTCCATGCATTTTAGGATGATCCAGCAAATCAGGATATTGACGTTGCCAACCTAGCAATGGCTCGCCGCCAGTGATTACAAGATGTTCGTCTTGCCATTCTTTGTAAGGAAGTATATCCATAATCGAATTGGCAATTGAATCAGTAGAAAGTAAAGGAGAGAGATGCTTAAAGCGAGGATCCCAACTAGCATAAGAATCACAGCCTGTAGAAACCAAAGGCAATTCTTTATAATCGTTGTACATTTGCACAACACTTGCAATATCATCTGTTTCATTACTTAGTTCTCCTCTTGGCATTCCAAAGCCAGCGCATTTGAAGTTACAACCGAATGTACGCAAAAATATAGATGGTACACCCATATAGCGACCTTCTCCCTGCACACTATAAAATAATTCTGAAATTTTAATTTTACTCATATAACTTTGACCATTTTTTTAATTTTTCGATTTTTGATAATTTACCTAGATTTAATTCGTTATATGTAATTACACCTTGTTCTACTAGGATATCAACCATTGCCAATACATCTGCTACTTCTTTTGCTAAAGTTGCTTTATGCGATAACCCTGTATGATGAGAAGTTGACTCAATACCAAATCGTTGTATCTTGCAGACTTCCTGTACAACTTCTGCACATTCTTCGGCTAGTATAATTAATGCTTCGGCTACTTTGTCTGTAGAAGAATAGTTTACTGCTACTGGTAAATTTTTTTCTAATTCTCGAACAACACGTTTTTCTATATGATTGTTTAATTTTGAAGTTAGCATTTTATTGATTCCAATGTCGAATAACACCTGCTACGATAAAGCAGTTTGTAATGATATATGATAACACAATTGCAGTACGAATGCAAGCAATACGGTCAGCTTCTTTGTCCGTATCACCTGCTTTTTCACCTAACGATTTTGCCCAAAGGCGCCAAACTTGTTTAATGATTTCTTTTACCATCAAATACACAGTTGAATAGTAAATTGATGTCGCCGTCGTTGATCACACGATGAAATGCCCCGTCAGGGATTAGTACAATATCTCCTGCACTGACTCTAAAGGGCTCATCTGTTTCATCTCCCACAATCATTTGGCCGTGTCCCAAAACAAAAATATAAATTTCTTCTTGCCCGGGGTGACGATGCCCACGTGTACTCATACCTCTATGTAAATTAGTAGAGCTCAACACAAGGTTTTTTAATGTTTTATTATCTTTGAGTGTATAAGTTTCGTTATCTTTGATAACTTCTCCGCCCACGTTATTAATATGGTATTTGATCATACAAATAAATCCTCATTCCATTCTCTATGACCTTCTCTGAATGCCATATTAGCTTGTGTTTCTCTTACTTCAACTCTATAGCACCAAAGTCTTTCTGCTTCACCTGGGCCCCACATATCAGGAATGTAAACACTGTTGACATACTTGTAAAGCATATCAGCCAGTCCCTCGCAACCAAGTTTTGGTAAAATAGTTAGTTTTGCTAACCCCTTTGATTCTAGTAACTTGTATGTTTCCATTTCTGGTTCATCTTCTGCTACTAGCAGCGTATGATCAAATTGACTCTCTAATATTTTCTTTAGTTCTTTTAAGCCGCCGTAATCGGCAACCCAATTGCGAACATCTAGTTGGTCAGTACCAAAATAAAATTTCATACTAAAACTGTATCCGTGAATAGTATTGCAATGACTGTCTGCACGCCATTGTCTGTAAGCGCAAGGAAATGCGTCCACATATTCTTTTGTTGAGGTATATTTGTAAGTTACGGGTGTCATGCTTTTCTCCTATGTTAATTGTAGCATAGGCAGCAGAATTTGTATAGCGGGATGATGCTCAAAGGCCGCTTGTGTATTTATCTTGTTTTTATGCAGGCTATAGTGGTTATATTATTTTGCTCTGGCTGAGAGATATTGTTCGTGTTGTATCCACCCTTTGCGAGTTAAGAATCCCCATTCGCGTTGTTTTGGGCCAGGCATAAACAATGTCCAAGTTTCTACATTGGCGTCAATTTCGATACGATGATAGCTTTTGGCACCACAAATTCTAAAACTACCAGGACCACGCCATACTGCTATTTCGCCTATTTTTTGTCCAAGATTATTAAACTGTGGCAACCATTCGTAGTAGCCGCCTTTAAGGATAAGGGTAGCATAAGGCCAAGGATGATCGTGTACATCATCAGGATCTGATTTAAGAAACCTGTGCACAAATACATTAAAGGGAAACCAAGTGCGTTCTTTAAGGAATACATAATATCTTTCTAAGTAAGGTTCATCGTCAATTCGGTCCATAATTATTCTTTTACGTCCTAATCTTTCGAGTAACTTTAGCAAGACCATAATGATTTCCTTTTACATTCTTAAAATTTCTAAACTAACTAAATCTGCAACCGCTTTACTGAGATCATCGTTTTCATGGATAACGTGCAGAACATCGTGTTGCTCATCTTTAGCATGATCGTAAGTTCTAATACTAACAATAGTGCCTCCACGAGCAGGTGTAAGTTCAAATCTAATACGCCCGTCAATATCATGACGAGAAATTGAGTATTTCGCTGAAGATTCTAGTTCGATGCTATTTTTTGAGCTACTAAGTAACCAATTGCCAAGTTTTCTTTTAATACTATCAAACATTTTATTTTTACCTTGTTGGTGGATATATTTCGATACCTTGGTCTTCTTCATTGACCAATGCTATTATAACTTTTAATTTGTCTTCTGCATCTTTTACAGAGTCTAAAGCATCTTGAACTGCTGGATGTTTCGTCGCCAATTCTTTTGCTTCTTGTTCTTGGGTCATTTTTTCGAAGGCCCATTTTAACACAGCATCAGCTTTATGAGTAACATCTATCGTAGCATAACTGTCATACAAAGGACGCCAACTGTTGCCATCGTTGACTTCAAAATGGTCGCCAGTATATCGAACCTGCCCAGCTAGGCCTTGCTGTAACTTGTAGTTGTCTATGTAGATTGAGGCACCGGTGCCAGAGCCAGCTATATTCAACCAATCGCCGCTGCTACTAAGGCTTTTAATCATTATGATTCTCTTGCCCGCTTAAAAACTCATCAACCATTGACTCTGCAGATTCTTGACTTTCTGCAAGTACTTCGAAAGTTCCTGTACCATTTTTAATATGAATATCAAAAGGTGCAACACCTTTTGGTAACCATTTTTTGGACATCTGTCTTTTGACTGTATACATTTTTACATTAGGATTTCTAAGTTTTTTTATTAGATCATCGCTTATTGCTTTAGCTGTGCTCATCTACGTTCTCCCACGGTTTATCATTTCCTGCCCAATCTTGTGTATCGATACTCCACGTCATCAATTGATTGTACACAGGATATAACCAATCCCAATCAAAACGACTCATTGGAAAACTTATCCAGTGTCCTAAGTAGTATAACACTTCGCTGACTATTCTTGCAAATGCTTTTTTAATCATTTAATTGATTTTGTTTTTAATTTTATTATATTCAGTTTCGTTATACGAATAGATTTCATCCAACAATTTTTCTTTTTCTTTTGAATTATGCCATTCGTTTTCTTTTGCAAAATAAGCTTCTCGATATTTTTTATATACAGAATCAGACATTGATCCGTACTTTTTATTTTGAATGTCTTGATAAAGCTCGGTGATGTTTTCTTCAGCTATATCTATTAAAGATTTTGGAGCTTTTAATTTTTCTAAATTCTGTTTGTTATTCAACCATTTATCAAAATTTTCGTTTAATTCGATTAGCGTTGGTAAAGGTGGATTGTTATAATAGTGGCCCATAAATTTTTTCATGGCATCTTCTAATATACTTTCTCCTCTCTCAGTGAGCACATCGTATAATTGTTGATCTAGCAAATATAATTTATAATCTTCGGAATTAGGTCCGACTCCTAAATGGGCTAATGGTCTCATCTTGGGGCAAAGTCCTGTTGTAGTTTAATATTATCAAAAAACTCTTTCTTAGTACCAGAGTCATCTTTGAATGCACCTTTAAGCACAGATGTTTGTGTTAAACTACTGTGTGCCATAATGCCTCGATTCTCGCAACATCCGTGTGTCATTTGAACATAAACACCAATATCATTTGCACCAGTGGCTCGACCTATTTCTTTAGCAATTTCATTACAAAGCTCCTCCTGGAGAGTGCCTCGTCTTGCACACCACTGTGCAATTCTGGAATACTTAGATAAGCCAATAAGTTTATTGGCAGCAATAATACCAATATAAGCCACACCAGCCACAGGTTGGTGATGATGACTGCACATACTACGCAGTTCACTGCGAACAACAAGCATACCTTCGTAACGGTCTTGCGAATCATTTGGGAACGCTGTTGCGTCCGGGGCTGGATCATATCTTCCACTCATCACCTCATTAATGTACATTTTTGCCAGTCGTCGAGCAGTACCTTTACTACTAGGATCGGTATCTGTGTCGATCAGTAAAGTTTTCAGTACTTGCTCAAATGCTTCAGTTGCTTCTTCTATTAGGCGTTCTTTATCATCTTCGCTTAGATATTCACTAATGTTATCGTTAGCCCAAAAGCGTTTGCCTTCTCGTTTCATCTTAAAACGAAGAACATCTGCTAAACTAGATTCTTCATAGCCGCCTTCGTCTATGTTGTCGTATGATACTGGTTTTAATTTCATATAGTTCCTAACTTTGTTTATTATAACTTATTTAGAAAATTATTGCAACTGAAAAAGTTTTCAATTAGCGCAACAGTTTGTTGTTTTAATTTGGGCAAAAAGTGGGGATAGTTATCCATATATTGGATAATCTTCTCACAAAGTTCTGGACAATGCGCTTCGTATGCTTCGAAACTTTCTGTCCATTCGCTTGGGTATTTGAATGTATCGTAATACATTTCACTATAGCTAAGTCTATCTGGAACCATAGGGATAGCATCTACTAGCGAACCTTCGTAGCAACCAATTCCCAGTGTTTCTTGTAAACTACAACTAAAAACCAATTTGGATTCGCCCAATAATCGATGATATTGATCTTTGGTTAACTGTTGATCCTGACATACCACAAACTCGTATTGT